AAAATATCAAACTGCGCATTGACTAACATGGCAATTGACTATGGCGCAGAAGGTTATACGACATTTGCTGATGGTATGCCAACCGAAGCAACAATTCGTCTAGAGTTTACAGAACTTGAAACTCTGACTGCTGATAGAATTGAGAAAGGATTCTAATGTTATTTACATTATATCCAGCGCTGCTAGTAACTTTGCCTAATGGTGAAACGAAAACAATAACTGACATCTTCAGAAGAGTTTCTGTTGATATGTTCTCCAACAACTATGCTATTCTGCAGGAAGTTACCATTCCTGATGGGTTTACTCCTGAGCATGTTGCAGATAAATTTTATGGAAGAGCAGACTATCATTGGATCATTTTAGTTATGAATGAGATTGTTGATGTGAGAAAAGAATGGCCTATGTTTGATGCAGACCTTATTGAATATGCAAAAAAGAAATATGGACCAACGGGAATCTACGAAGTACACCACTACAGAACTACAGATGGCGATAAATTAATTGTAGATTATGACGCAGCAGATTTGACAAATGGTGTCATTGAAGCAGTAACAAATCTCCAACATGAAGAAGAACTAAATTATGAAAAGAGAGAAATTAAAATTCTTAGACCTGAATATTTGGCAGAATTTATATCATCATACACAAATCTTGTTAGATAAAAATGACTGAAACAACTACACCCAAAGACAATAAACCAAGAGATCTAAAAGACCTCGTTCGCCCAGGAGATGTCTTGATACATAAAGTTGAGATGACAACTTTGGCAGGAGATACGCTTGATCTTAAACCTTTCGTGGTAGAGATTAATGTATTTGAAGATATGTTCTCGCCTTCCCTTACTGGAAATATTGTTATAAGAGATTCCTTAAATCTTATTGGGCAATTACCATTAGTCGGCGATGAAGTCGTAACTCTAGATATCGTAACTCCTGGATTCGCAGAACCAGATGCTAAAGATGCAATAAACAAGATTCAAAAATCGTTTTCTGTTTACGCAATTAAAAATCGTCAATTAAATGCGGATAGAGAACAATTCTATACGATACATTTTTGTTCGATGGAAGCATCATTAGACAATGTTGCCAAAGTATCTAGAAAATTCGAAGGGTCGACAGATGAAATCGCCCTAAAAGTATATGAAGAATTTTTTCAGATTCCCAGAATTTTTAGTTCGAAGACTTCTATGGATTCACCAGAAGGCGATAAAAGCGAAAATCCCAATACAACTACTGAGGATACAAATAAAAAGTATACTCCACTGTTTATTTCGGACACTCCCCATACTTCTCGTATTGCATTCGTTTCGCCGATGTGGAGTCCAATGAAAATTTTGAATTGGTTGGCAAAACGATCGCTTGGTTCGAAGCATGATTCGCCGACTTTCTTGTTCTATGAAACAACTAAAGCATTTTATTTTGCATCGATCGAAGCATTAATTGATGTGCAAATGACAAACAATCTAATTTATTCGGATTTTGTATATAATACGTCATTGACTGACACCAGAAATAGTAATTCTCTCAGTCAAGGATACGCTACAGTCAAGGATATGAAATTCTTGTCACAATTAGATGTTCTTAAATCTCAAGATTTGGGGCATTTTGTGAACAGCGTATATACTTTTGATTTAATCAAAAAAGAACACAAACATTGGGTCTATGATCATGGGTTTCAATTCGATGAGTATAAGCACCTAGAAACATACAAATACGCTCCAGGTAAAGAAAATAAATACATTGAAGATGAAACCAAGAAGTATCATTCTTTGTTTCCTGTTAATGTGATGCGTTCATATAATACCAAGAATTTTCTGGCAACTGTTAATCCTGGAGTGTTGGATAGCACTCAAACTTCAATCGATCTTGCTCCTGAAGATTTTATTGGGCAGAGAAATAGTGCGTTAATGGACATGTCAACTATGAAAATTTCAATTGACGTCCCTGGTAGAACAGATTGTGAGGCAGGAAAAATTGTGAGATTTTTTTACCCATCCGTAACTCCTAAGTCTGAAGACACGGCAGAAACATCCAGAGTCTTGTGGGATCCTCTTGTCAGCGGATTCTTTATGATAACAGCAATTCATCATCATATTACTCCTTTCCACCATAATATGATTTTGGAACTTTCAAAAGATTCTTATGCGAATGCGCTTCTCGATATTACCGAAACAGAAACAACAGGAGAAGACGCAGGATCGAAACCTCAAACTTCATCCCCAACGAATACGCAAGATCCTAATGCTGCGCCTCCTGCCAATAAACCAGTTGGCAAGGGATCGTTTATTGGTGATAGTATTGCAGTTGGTCTTGGTGGATCTGCAAAAGATGCATCAACAAACGCAACTGTTGGATGGAATACGGATAAGATTAAGCAGAATTATTCTTCAAAGGGTGGTTCTGATTATACTGTTATCTCAATGGGATCAAATGATAAGGGTTATCCGAATGCCAAGACTACAGATAATGCAACAGCAGTGAGAGAGTCAATTAAATCGCAAACTAAGAAAGTTGTTTGGATTCTTCCATATGATAGAACCTTGGCACAAAAGATTCAAAGTGTTGCATCTAAATATGGTGATAAGACAGTTGATTTAAAAGAATTCCCGAGCGGCGATGGACTTCATCCTAAGAGTTATCCTGCAGTCTTGAAACGTGTTAATCAAATAGTGGCGAGTTAATTATGGACAATTTTACTTCTAACAACAATGCAAATTTTTATTGGTGGTTCGGCGTGGTCGAAGATCGTGATGATCCGCTTCGACTCGGTCGTTGTAAAATGAGAATTCTTGGATATCATACAGATGATAAAGAAGAACTACCTTCCGAGGATTTACCTTGGGCTATTCCAGTTATGCCTGCCAATTCGGCGGGAACATCTGGTGTTGGTTGGTCTCCGACGGGTGCAGTTGAAGGATCTTGGTGCGTAGGTTTCTTCGCTGATGGCGAAGATGGGCAGCATCCCATGTTCTTTGGAACCGTAGGTGCAATTCCTGGAGGTCTTCGTGGGACTGGATGCGATGATGGCGGAACAGGTGATGGATCTGGACAATCTGGCGATAGTGCAACATCAAGTCCAGGAGATATTAAAGAACCTGCTGGTAATGCCAAAGACGCTGAAGAATATCTTGAGAACTTACTGGAAGCGAATAAAGGTAACTTCAAAAATTGGAGCATGACTGCAAAGGCAGCAATTATGGCACAATGTTATGTCGAGACTGGTGGGTTTAAATGGTTTACCGAACTTGGAAAAAATGCAGGACAGCAATACGAGGGTCGTAAGGATCTTGGTAACACGCAACCTGGAGATGGTCAAAAGTTTAAGGGCAGGGGTTATCTACAGTTGACTGGAAGATATAACTATGCGGGATTTGGTGCATTCATGGGCGTAGGTAATGAGTATGTGAATAACCCAGATAAAGTTACGTCAAAGGAATTGGGAGGAAAGGTCGTTCTCTATTGGTTTACTGCGTATGGAAAATTACCAAAAGGCGCATATGCTGGCGGGATCGCGCATAGAATTGACAAAGGCAACAAATGGCATGATTGTGCCAAAGTTACATTGTCTGTTAACGGCGGAGACAAAGGACTGTCCAAACGAAAAGAAGCATTTGAAAAATATAAAAAGAAATACGGGGCATAAAAATGGCATATCTAGTTACTGAACAAGATATTGAACAAGCAATTACCAAAATCGGTAAAGAACTTGCCAGCGAGACTAATCCGAAGTCCGAGTATAATTATCTTATCGTAAGAAAACAAATCGGTCCACTTTCTAGGAAAGAGATCGCCCAAATTCTGACAGAATCTGCGATCGCGCTAGATAAAATCTATCCAGTTCCAGGCAGCAAACCACTACCAAATAAAGTGGATTCTCGTGGTAGATACGGTGCGTATCGATTAACAATTCAGCAACTTGTAGATTCTGCATATATTGACAAAGAAGTTATTGCTTGGGCGCAAGGCGGACTCAACCTCCATGGCGATGGACCATATGAATCCGAAAGAAGATCTTCGTATGCAGACGAATCGATAAAGAAAAATGATACAGAATTAGATTTTGCTGCCCCAAGAACCGAGGAAAGAAATAATGTTCAGTATTATCTTCTGAACAATGAACCTCCGAGTTATATTAGACATTATAACGTCAGTAATCCGATTAGCAATTTCGTGCGAAATTCAATTGTTGATCAGAATACTTGGGCGTATAATTATCTGGAATTCGCATACAAACTTTTCCTCACAGCAAGAATTCTTGATGAAGACGATTTGATTTTCGAGGAAGATGAAGAAAAGAGAAGAGAATCTGTTCGCTCATTAGCAGGTCTCTTAACAGTTGCATTGTGTGAAAGTTATGATGCTGCGACCAGTCTAGCAGCAGGCAGAGAAAAGATTAATACTGATGGAATTTCATCAAAGTATTGGTATGCTATTGGTTATAATGCGATTGCTGCAACGGCAAACGAGAAGAAACCGTTCCCAGAACCTGAACCAGTAAAAAGTCCAGATGTTACAGCAGTAACAAACGTTTCAAGCGAAGCAACATCAGAAACTCCAACTCCAGAAACTGCCTCTGCTCCTGCGAGCACAACAACAGATAACGGAACTCCAAACGCAGTTCCACAGAAGAGCGACACACCACCACCCGCTGCGTCGGCCGAGCAAGTGGCAACTGCTGCACCACCAGAAAAACCCAAAGCATCTTCTGCTTCCTCGAGCGGTACTGGATATAAAATTGACTATCTTCTCGAAGGTTCATCCTTTAGTGCCAGAGGCGTATTAGTTGGGACCAACAAACTTGTTTGTTCGGGGGTAGAATCAGATAGAAATTCTTTAAAAACTTCTCTGATTGATCAACTCGACAGACAACTTTCTAAAGCATCTTCTAAAACTAAATTAGAGAATCCATTAGAAGTCATAAAATCAGTTGGATCCATTAATTTATATTGGAGTGGAAACGCTGGATCTGTTACAGTCAAAATTAATGGATTAAATATAAAGTCTATTACTGTTGCAAACACAGATGGTTATCTTTCGAGTACAACAATCAGCAACTTAGTAGATGAACTTGCAGCATTAAAAGTCAATATAACCGATCCCAAGGTTGCATTAACATATACTCAAATTATTAATTACTTTACTGGTGCTAGTGGATATAAAAATGACATTGAATCCGTCAAAGAAGCATATTCTACACAACAGCAAGGCGCAACTGAAGCAGAAGCATTAGAAGCACTGAAAAATGATATTAATAATAATTTCTTGGTAGTTACTGAACCGCTAGAAAACCAAAAAAATATACCAACAACAGAAGCACAAGAAACGTCGAATGCTGATGGTACATCTTCAACCACTGTTACCACAGTGTATGAAGATGGAAGCAAAACAGTTGTTACAACAACCACAACAACAGATGGAACGCTGATAACTGAAAAGACTGTTGTTCCTGTTGCACCTGCTGCCAATGTATCACCACCGAAAGCAGGTGAAGATCTTGATCAAGTGCGCGATCCAGATAAAGGATCTCCTGCAATTGCTGCTGGTAGAAACAGTGAAGCGACTTTTAATGCTACGAATCAACCATCTAATTCGGATGTGTTGCCTTCAGATCCATCTAAAGGATTCCAAGATCCAAACAATCAGTATCCAAAAAAAGAAAGCATTAATAAACCTGACACAAATACATTAGCAGTCGGGATTAACTCTCCGAGTATAAATGCTGATCCAAGATCTCCCGCAGGTGATAGAAAATCAACCTCTCCAGGCGCTTCTCCTGCTGCAAGAAATGCATCTAGAAAACGCGAAGTAAAAACTGCGGGAAGAAACGGAACAACTTGGTCGCAACCTGAATCACCATACGCAGCGCAATACCCATACAATAAAGTGTTTGGTGGAGAATCTGGGCACGCATTAGAAATCGACGATACTCCTGGCGCTGAGCGTTTAAACTTTGCGCATAGGTCAGGAACATTCGATGAGATTGGACCAGACGGGACGAAAGTTACAAAGATCGTAGGAGATGGATATACTATCTACGACAATGATGGTTATATTCTCATCGAAGGTTCTGCGAATGTGCATCTTGCTGGAGCGTGTAATGTCTATATTGCAGGCGACACAAATCTAACGATGCATGGAAAGGCATCAATTGACGTTCATAATGACTTAGATTTGAACGTTGGTGGTCACATCGCAGTTTCTACTGGTAAGGGTATCTTCGTTAGAAACCAAGGCATCTTCTCTCTGGATAACAATGGTGACATTGAACTTCGCAGCAAGGGTAAGATGACACAGGAGGTTGTTGGTACTTATAACGTAACAACCACTGGTGGTTACAATATGACATCCAAGGCAAATTCAAACGTCAAGATTTCAGGAGTCAGTTATACAACTTCGACGGGGGATATGAATTTCTGCACTGATGGGATATTTAAGGCGAAGTCCGTTGGAGATATGAATCTTGCAACAGATGCTGTTATGAAGCAAGAATCTACTGGTGATATGAACCACAAGACTGGCGCAGTGATGAAGCAGGAATCTGCTGGAGCGTTTAATACCAAGTCTGGTGCTGCCGTAAATGTTGAGGGTGCTGGTAATATTAGTCTCAAGGCACCAGAAGTTGCTTCTTCTAAGTTTAGTGCACCAACAATAGATGTCGCGCAACTTAATGCTGCCACGACGAATCTCAAGGGCACTCACAATAGTCCAGATGATACTACAAACATTAAGGGCAGCGCAAGTCCAGTTAGCGCAGGATCGGCAACTGCTGCTGTCGCTGCTGTTGATGCAGATTGCGCATCGGTTGCTCCTCTGTCGAAACCAGTTCCTCTCGAACTTCCAGTTTCAATATCAAAGGGATCTGCCCCAGCAAGTTCTGCAGGAGTAGGTGCTAGTAATTCAAGTAATCGTGGCGGCGGCGCAGGGGGTGATTCGAATGTCGCAACAGACGGTGGAGAACTTGATTCAGAAGGTAACAATAGTGACTTCAGTTCTGCTGATTGTGCTCAAGGAGAAGGTAATCAATCAACTGATGGTTCCACCGAAAATGGTGTAGATCCATCAAATACATCTGGTGGATCCGAGGCTGCAGGTCCATTCCAATCCAAACCTCCTGCTGCATGTGGTGGTGCAAATAGCGGATTACCTCAAATTCCTTCAATGAATCCTAAGCGACCAGACATGTCGTTTAGGTTGTCACCAAACTACACATTAAAAGATTTTATGCAAACAAAAGAATCCAAATCCAGCACCATTGTTCCATTTGGTAGATGGGGAACTGTTGACATACTGGCAAATATGAGATGTATTTTGGTCAACGTTGTTGAACCTGCTAGAAAACAATTTCCTGGTCTCATCATAAATTCAGCATATAGACAATATAGTGGTAATACTTCTGCGCACCCTATTGGAGCAGCAGTAGATCTCAGAATTCCAGGAAAAAAGACTGATGGTCGAGCGCACTTACAACTAGCAGAATGGATTGCGCGAAATTGCCCTGGAATGGACCAAATCATATTTGAAAATGGCGGCGGACCTAATTATTGGGTTCATGTTGGAGTGGTCAATCAACAAGGCGCAGTAAGAGGCCAAAAGTTTAGTATGGTGGGAAGTAGCAGCAGTAAACCCAAGAGAGTGAATAAAGGATTAAGTGCCTCTATGACAGGGTTTGTCATGACATGATCAAAAAGCATTATAAATAGAATTATGACCACGAAAGCAATAAACAGAATCTATTCGGATATCGACCTAAACTTTTTGGCGCATCCTAACACGGGTGACGTTTCCAAAAAGTATGATGTTGATGCTGTCAAACAAGCATTAAAAACTTTGGTCCTAACAAATTTTTATGAACGACCGTTTCAACCAAAATTGGGTTCTCCTGTTTATGGTATGTTGTTTGAGAATATAGATGTGCCATCTGCCAATTCTTTAAAACTCAGGCTAGAATTATTGATCAGTCAGTACGAACCTCGAGTGAGAGCACAAGAAGTTACTGTGGTTCCTTTATATGATGAGAACTCATTCAGAATAACAATATATTTCTATGTAGTGGGTGTTAGAGACCCAGTTACATTTTCAACAATATTAAAGAGAACTCGATAATGGCGCAATTAGAAGTAACAGAATTAGATTTTGAAACGATTAAACAAAATCTAAAAACCTTTCTTTCTTCGCAAGAAGAATTTGCAGACTACAACTTCGAGGCATCAGGTCTTTCTGTTCTTGTAGACATTCTCGCATATAACACTCACTATAACGGAACTCTTGCGCACTTTCTTGCAAACGAAATGTTTCTTGATAGTGCAGTAAAACGAAATTCAGTTGTATCTATTGCAAAGACTCTAGGTTATACACCAACCTCTAGAAGAGCAGCAGTTGCAAACGTAACATTTGAAATAGATCCACCAGATTCTTATACCAATACAGGGTTGACTATTTCAAGGGAAGCACCATTTACCGCAAAAATTGGAAATAAAACATATACGTTTTATCCAAGAGAAGATTATTATTCAGGGTTAGTAACTCTGGAAACGGGGCAAACAGGTTTTAGTTATACTATGGATCTGATTGAAGGAAAGAGAGTTTCCAATAGATTCGTAGTTGATCTTTCTAATAAATCTGGACCATTCGTTCTTCCTAATCAGAATATTGACACTACAACTATTCGTGTCAGAGTGCAAGAATCTTCAACTAATATCACTACAAGTTCTTGGAATTTTTATGATGAGATTCTTGATGTCACTTCAACAACTAGAGGGTTCTTTGTTGAAGAAGGTCCATCTGGTCTATATGAAGTAAGATTCGGAGACGATATTATTGGTGCATCACTTGCTGTTGGTAATATTGTTAGCATTGACTACATCGTAACTAATGGTTTATCGGCAAACAATATTTCTTCATTCACCGCATCTGGTAATTTTACTGGATCCGGAGAAATAAAGAACATCTATCCTATCAATTCATCGACTGGTGGACAGGAAAAGCAATCAATTGACAGCGTTCGTTATAATGCGCCAAAGTTTAATGCAACTAAAAATCGTGCTGTCACCTCTAATGACTACGAAGCACTAATTAAATCCAGATTTAGTAATATCAATTCACTAACAGTTTGGGGCGGCGAGGAAAATATTCCGCCAATTTATGGTAAAGTTTTTATTTCAATTCAACCTCAACCAGGATCTATTGTATCGCAAGCAGATAAGGATATTATTAGTAGAGATATTATTCGTCCGAGAAGCGTGGTTTCAATCCAACCAGAATATGTTGATCCAATAACAACGTATATTGGATTGAGCATCACTGCAAATTACGATAAGAATATAACTACTTTGACCTCTTCGAGAATCGAATCGGAAATTAGAACGATCGTAAATAATTTCTTTTCTAGTAACTTAAATAAACTCCAAAAGAATTTTTATTATTCTAAGTTGAGTTCTGCGGTGACGAACACAACAAAGTCAATTTATTCCAATAACATACAACTTCGCGTGCACAGAAGACTTCCTGTGATCATTGGTGTCGCTGAGCAATATGAAGTATATTTCAATTTCGAACTTGAAAATGAAGCGTTCAGAACCACAAACTTCACAACAACAATTACTGGTGAACCGTACGAAGTTTATATAACTGACGGGCATGTGAATACGAGAGAAGAACTTGGATCATTGGTAATGAGACGAGTTTCTGATGATGCCATAATAATGACAGATGTTGGATCCATCGACTATATCAATGGTGTGGTAACAATTCCGCAGTTGACAATTGATACTTTGAGTGGTACTGAAAACGAATTAAGGTTTTATGTTGAACCTCATGGATACTCTCCTGATATTTTGACGTCAGGATTTATTTCCACGACTGCACTTTCGACAGGACCAGTCTTCCCGTTTGCCGCAAGAAACACTGTGCTGGCACTAGATGATACGAGTGCTGCCAATGCTGCTGCAAATATTCCTCAAGGATTAACAATAACTGCAATTGCTAATGTGCAAGACTGATAGATGACAATACCTTCATACTATAAGAAAGTCGCCAGTATATCGGTAACTGAAGGTGGTTCGGGTTATACATCTGCGCCTACAGTAGAAATTGGCGGTAATGCTACCGCAACAGCGACTGTTTCTAATGGTAAAGTTACTACTGTAACTGTGACCAATTCAGGTTATGATTATACCGTTCCTCCATCTATAGTATTTAATGGCGGTGGTGGTTCTGGTGCAATTGCAGTTGCAAACATGGTATATATTGATAATGAATATAATGGATTTAAAGAATCATTAAGTCACTTAATTTCGAATCAATTACCAGATTTCGTTCGTAACGAATATCCAGTATTTGTATCCTTTCTTCAAAAATACTATGAGTTTTTGGACGAAGATAATCAAGCAAATAATTATCTTCTTAACCATGAGAATAATTTTGATATCAACAGAACGCTTGATACATTTATTCCAAAGTTTAAGAATCAATATGCACAGAACTTTCCGCTTACTGCACAGATTGATGATAGACGATTAATCAAATTCATCAATCAGTTCTATGAAGCAAAGGGTTCTGAGAAGGCAATCGAACTTCTCTTTAGAATCTTGTATAATGAACGCACAGAAATTTTCTATCCATCCGAACAGATTCTTCGTGCGTCTGATGGTATTTGGATTGAAGACGTAACGCTAAAACTTGCAGTCGATTCATCTATCACAGCAAATCCGTTTGATCTTAGCAGCAAAACAGTTAGAATTACATACTATGAAAATATCTCATCGGTAACCTACGAGAGAACTATTGAAACAAACATAAGCAATGTAACCAAGTTCGCATATGTTTTCCCTGCTGTTTATGAATTAGTAACAAGTCTACCAAAAACTGCAACAATTCGAGTTCCAGGCGCTGGTGCAGTTGCATCTGCACTTGTTGCAGGCGGACAGGTTCGGGCGATTGTTGGTGAGACATATACGGAATTTGACTCTTCGACAGGCGTAAATGATAGCACGAATATAATTACAATAAACAGTCATGGATATTCTACTGGCGACATTGTAATATACTCTAAAGGCGCAGGACATGTCCTTGGTGGGTTGACGGAGTATGCAATATATTACGTAATCGTCGTAAATGCCAATCAAATAAAATTAGCATTGACTGCAAACAACGCAACACTTGGTACTGCCATTAATATTGCACCTGCTGATCCAGGAAACAATAGACTATATGAACCTGTTACTGATGGTGGTAATGGATACTTTGCGACACCAACAGTCCAGTTTACCTCGGTATCAGGAACATCTGCAACTGCCAGACCAATACTTACAGATACGGGTGAAATATCTCACATAATCGTTACAAACGGTGGTTCTGGTTATGCAACAGCACCTGCTGTTACGTTTTCTACGGATTCTATCCGAACTAAAGTAGAGATTGTTTCGGGGACAACCGTAACGAACTATGGTTACATTGTTCGACAACTCTCGACAGTTGATGTCATTGACTGCGACGGAACACCACCGTGCGGGTTTACAGTCGGTGACATTTTCTCTATCGATGAAACAGGTTCGGTTGGTTCTTATACTATTGACTACGCACCAGAATATGACAATCTGGAATATTTTCTAAACAAATACAACGAAACAGATGTTGGATTAAATCCATATACTCTCGTTGGTAGAGATAACAAGGCATCTATTAGGATAGATGCAGTTAATGCTAATGGTTGTCCGACTGCAGTTAGTATTTTCGATACAGGTTTTGATTTTGAGCGCGAGACATTCACTGCGATAATTGAATCACCACTAGGGTGTACTGCCACTCTGTCATTCACCACAGGCGCAGTAAATGTTAAGACTGGTAGATTTAGAGACTCGCGTGGTATGTTGTCGAATGTCAACAGACTACAAGATAACTTCTATTACCAGAACTATTCATATGTGATTCGCTCAAACGTTCCATCCAATAAATGGTTGGATATTGTTAAGAATACCACACACCCTGCAGGTACTGCTATCTTTGGTGAACTTACCATCGAGCAGACAGTTGATTTCAGTCAATACATTACAACACCAATACAACCTCTGCATATCTATGAGTTTGTGCTTGAAGAACTTTCTGCTGAGACATTCTATTATGCAGTAGACTTCATTAAAGTTCTTACTGACTCTGCAACAGTAGCAGATGTAAACAGCAGTCATGTTTTCAAGGTGTTATCTGATGCTGCAACAACAGCAGATATTACATCTCTTGATTTTACGGTTGGTATTTATGAAGACGAGGGTGATAC